CCCCATTGTGGGGGTCCTGATCTAGCAACATAGTGTTGCGATCAAGGGTCCGCAACCGCGGAGTTTCCTATGGGAAACTAGCTGTGCGGGATCGCAGTCGGTCCTAGGCGACACGTCAATCTTCCCTAGATTGACGTTCACTAAGACTTGGCTGCGTAACTGCAGAGTTTGCTCTTGTGGTGCCGTTCCCCTTAAACGTCGGGGGCTGAGGGTCTCCGAAAGGAGGCCTTATGAAAAAGGATATAAGTATTGCCGTAATGGCAACAATCCTTGTTCTTCAGCTAATTGGCGGATTGATCGGTGGTGTTGTCGGTGAAGTTACTGACAAAATCGCTGACAGTCTCCAAACCCGTATCCAAATCGAGCAGATGCTCGAGTAGGAGGGTATCATGGACACTCGCTACAGTAATGATGACCGTAGTGGTTACTACGGTTATCCAGATTACTGCGGTCAATCCTATTGGAAACGTAATAGGACTACACCGTATAGGCGCGAGTACGTCACATCATACCGCGGTAAACAAGAGTACATCCAAGTTGGGACAAAACGTCGAAAGGCGTTTCATTCCTTCAGGAGGTACAAGCATCTTGCAAATGATGCTGTTTACGGCAAATGGTGCCCTTCGGGTGGAATAGCGTTAGAAGGATGGGATATCCCTCTTTCTAAAACGCTAAAACTATCCTTAGGCGAGTTTGGGTCATATGGTTACTGGGATTTAGTTTCCAGGAACCATGGAACCGACATTCCACCGATATGTGAGATCCAATTACAAGAACTCGGAGAAGAACTCCGTGAATTTGTGATTCGGGACTTATATATCAAAGCAGTGTCGCCCAGATTTGACGGAGCGGTGTTCTTAGCAGAACTCGGAGAAACATTAGCAAGTATTCATCTATTGTTATCCGGTACTGTTAATTCACTGCTAAAGAGTCGTACCGCATGGAAACACCTTAAACACATTGTACTCCATCCGGAGGAAATGTGGTTATGGTGGCGGTACGCACTTATGCCTGCCATGATGGATGTGGAAGATATGATTGCGGCTATAAAGCCGCAAGTACGTATCGACCGCGTTCAAGACGGCGATCGGCCTGATGTTCAGCGCCTCTATGGTACATGCTATGATCATGGCATGACCAATGTTCATCCTTCCAAACCCGAAGCTTGGGGATGGAAGAGTGAAGTTCGCGCTGGATTGGGTGGTGCTATCGACATTTACCAAAGATCTGACCCACATGAGTTTGGGACAAGTAATTGGGATGTCGTTCGTGCTGCCTGGGAGATAATTCCTTTCTCCTTCATTGCCGATTGGTTCGTTAACGTTGGTGACTGGTTAGCCAGTCTACGTTCCTTGGAAATTGAGTATGCTCAAAGCTATTGCACCTTTGCAATTAGCTCTGAAACTACTCTTCTTCCAGGAGATGAGATGATTTTAGAAGGAACTCCTAAAGTCAAAACATTTCTTATGGAACGCATCGTTAATCTTGAACCGCCAAGCGCCCCACTGGTCGATAGACGATGGCAAAACTGCCTGAGAACTATTGATCTAATCTCATTAACAGTAGGCATCCTAAGAGGGGTGCTGAACAGGAGGAAATAGACATGTCTATTTCATTGCTCGATGGTGGAACTTCTTCCACGACTGGCGGTTCGGCTCAAGAATTTGACCGGACTTCTACGCCAGTCAATAACGGCTATGAATATGCCGATGTTGACGAAGCTGATTTCTTTGCGAGGCAGAAGGTTATCCTTTCGTCTCGTATGCCATCTCTCCAGGCTGACGGTAGTTGGTCAAAGCAAAAGACTTCTTGTCGCTTTGTCCTTCCCATCACTCTGGCCGATGGCACGATTAGCTACAATGTTGCTCGTGTGGAGATCGAGGCCCATCCTGAGTCGTCTAGCGCAAATCTCACAGAACTTCGTGAGTATGCTGCGCAGCTGGCTTTAGATGCGGAACTCGACGATCTGTATGTTGCTGGTACTTTGCCAGCATAACAGATTTAAATCCATTAAGCTACATTAGCTAAGGAGAAATCATTATGGCCTCACAAAAGAGCCGTCGTCGACGTAAGGCAAAGAACCTTTGTCAACTCGAGCCCCTAATGCAAGGGGTCCGGGAAGCTTTGATTCACGACTTATCCAATCCCTTAATGGAGCGGATTAGAAACAGAGTGAACCGTGGAGAGGACGCACCTATTACAGGTTGTCCACCTTATCTGTTCAAGAAATTCAAACAAGTTTTGGATTTTGACAAACGGATAATCTGGTCAAAAGATGAAAGTTTCGAGAGTTTATCAACAAAAGCCTTTAAAGGCTTCGTTGATTCTCAACAGACATTCCTCTGTCCAGAGCCAATGAGTCAACGAGCAACGCTCGTAATCCAACGTGCCAGAGAAATCGTCCAAAGTATATTGGGCGATTTCAATTATGACACTTGGTTTGACTCATGTTCATTCGGCAAACGTGCCGCTGTTGGCCTACCAAGAAGCAAGAGCTATCTGGATAAACGTTTTGAACGTATATCCGGAACGCCCCAGCAACTCGTGGCCTTCAACCATTGTTTGTCTCGTGATGTACACCTCCTTCGGGCGGTGCGCAAGCGTGCGCGTTCAAGAACCAAATGCGCCGAAATTAAAGCGACAGCGGTCCCAAAATCCTTTAAAGCTGCACGTATTATAGCCCCCGATACAATCCTTGGCGGTTTTCTGTCAAGGGGTCTCGGTGAATATATACGTAAACAGCTTGAAAAGGAAACTCATATCGACCTTGCTCTCCAGCAAGAACGGCATCGCCGTTGGGCTCAAGTAGCTAGCAAAAATGGCTATTTAAGCACAATCGATATGAGTAAGGCTTCAGACAGTTTCACATGGAGACACATTGAGTTGCTTATGCCAGTTTCCTGGCATCATGCGCTCGATGTTGTAAGGACCCGACACTGTGAAGTGCCCGGGCATGGTACGATTGATCTCGCAAGCTATATGCTTATGGGATCAGGTCATACCTTTCCGCTTCAGACGTTACTGTTCTTTAGTCTTGCGGAAGCCACACGTACTCTGCTCAAATGCAGAGGCAAGGTATCGGTCTATGGGGATGACATAATAGTCCCCACATTTATGTCAGTGCAACTTATTGCAGTTCTGTCCGATCTCGGATTTGTCATTAACTCTGAAAAGAGTTTTTATGATAAACCAGATCCGGAACGTCCATCTATGACTTTCTTTCGAGAAAGTTGTGGTGGCGACTACAAGGGTGGCATTGATGTAAGACCGTACATGCCTGAGTGTGACTTACAGGAAACAGGAAGCGTGTCACGCAATGAAATTATTGCGTGGTGCCACAAGATGATCAACGGGCTCCTAGTCCGTTGGGAAACTTGCGAGATACCTGTTACCCTAGGTTTTCTACTCCGTGAGATCAACAATAGGAAACGGAAGATCTGTTTCGTGCCAACATGGGAAGTTGACCATGCTGGTATTAAACACTATATTCCGTCGTACCTTACACTAGGTCTTGAAACTTCACATATCAAATATGTGAGGTCTCATCCCGTTTACTACAGGCTCGTCTTTAATAGACGAAAACGCCGTAGAAACTTGGATGAAAGACCCTATGTGTGGTACGCCTATTGGCTCAAAAGTAAGCAACAAACTTTTGAGCCTGCTCGTGATTTCTTCAAGTATTGGAAAACGCTTGAAGAGACCGCAAAGCAGGAGTCTTACAGTCCCCCGGTTTCGCTTAGCGGCGAACCGCGTAAGGATGAGAAGGGAACCTACCGCTGGAAAGTGATGGGTCCGAGGTAATCTATCAAAGCTGTTACCGCAGAGTGTAGCGGGGGCTAGTTTGCCCCCTCCCTACCGCTTCGTCAGCGCAGACGAGTACCCACGGC